TTTTAAATCTGTAAAAAAGGATTTGAATATAGAAAAACTTAAAAATGGCGAGTATAAACTAGAAGAGATCGTAGAAGAAAATACATATAAAAAAAATATTTTAGGAGATCATGAAGGAGAAGATATTGTATTAAAAAATGGAAAATATGGTATGTATACGACATATAAAGGTAAAAATATTTCACTTAAATCTTTACACAAAGATGAAAGTGAAATTACACTTGAAGATGTAATAACATGTATTAAAAATTGTAGTAATACTAGAAACCAAAGTATTATAAAAGAAGTAGATGATGAATTATCAATAAGAAAAGGTAAGTTTGGGAACTATGTGTTCTATAAAACGAAGAAAATGAAGAAGCCAAAATTTGCAGGATTAGGTAATCAAAACATAGATGATTTTATGAGACAATTCGATTCGATAGAAGATTTAAAGACATGGGCTATAGAATTTAAACCAAAAAAATTTAGTCGAGGTAAGAAATTTTAAACCGTTTTACATGTGTAATGTCTATATAATTAAAATAATTTGTAATTATTTTAATTTTTCATATATATATATGGAAAAAGATTTAACGAAATTTGACTGCATTGTTAATAAAAAAATGGCAAATGCCCTCACAGCAATGGAGGTTAAGGCTGTTAGAATAAACGGAGAAATAATAATTCTGAAGACAATCTTCAAACAAAGTAACTATTTACGTGAAAAGAAAATTTATATTCTATTAAAAGATGAAGATTTTTTACCTGAATTAAAATACTTTGACGATAAACATTTTATTTTAGGATTAACAGATGTAGGCGACTCTATTAATTTATATAAAGTTAAAAACCCAGAAAAATATAATAAATTAGTTGAAAAAATTAATAAAGAAATTAAAAATATTGTAAACAAGTTATTTGACAAATACAGTCTATACCACAATGACTTGCGAGAAAAAAACATATGTATAGATAATCATAATAAAATCCGATTAATTGATTTCGAAGGTACTAGTAAAAAATTACATTGGTTCGAAAATCAGTATCTCCGAAGGGTTGGAGAGAGAAGAATTGGAGGCGATGGAATGTATTTTATATGTACAAAAATTTAGTAAAGGAAAAAGTTTTAAACACCTCTTTGTAATCTGTCAATCTCGTTACGACGTAGTGCAGGTAACAATTCAGTTTGCCATCTTTCAGCGGGAATAATATACGCAAATCTATTGAAATCACGTCTTTTAAGTTTAGTACCAACTTTTTTATCTACAACTTGATATAAATAATCAATTGGTTTTGTATCAACCAAATTAGTATGACGTGCTTTGCTTTGCAATACAGCGAAGTGATGAAGATATTGAGCAACAATATCTATTTCATCTTTAGATACTTTATGATCACCATCAGTATCCATTAAATCAAATCCAACATTATGAATTTTTGCAAGTTTTTTACTGGAGAAACAACCCATTCTATGTAATAAAATTACTTATTTATTTTAAATGGTTTTAATATATGTATTATTATGGTTTGAATATATTTACTATCATATTAGCCTATTATAATAAATTATTTTAGGAATACTATATAAGATGGGAAAAAGAAGAATGAAAGGTGGTGGTGAACAAGCAGAAGTTCAAGATCCTAATTTTAAAAAAAGTGCATACAAACATATGGGAAATAAATTATTTTTAAATTTTATTTTTTGCATAAGTTTGATGGGATTTATTTGGTTTTTTATATCAACATTTTTGGTTAGACATATGTATAGTGAGGTTTTATGTTATAGTTTAATGTTAGGTTCTATTATATTTTCTTTATTTTTAATGATTTCAATAGGGGTTATTAGAATGCGAGGAGATAGTTTTATTAAGAAATTTTTAAGTATAGTTATGTTTGTTATTACAAAATGTTTGCCGGGAATTTTAATAGGTATTCAATTAGCGATAATGATTTATCTTATGAAAGAGAATGCATTATATATGTATACAACACCTAGTGAAGATAGACCAAAAATGTTAGATATATTTAATGGTTCTACAGCATTAGGTATAATTGTTCAAATGTTTATGTATCGTAATCATTTATATAGAGTTATATTTCCAGATGGTACACCAATATCATCTGCAACGTTGCCAGGATTTATTTTAGTAGGAATTCTAACCAGTTGGTGTATTGGTCAATTATTTGTAATATTAAGATTTCTTAAGGTAGATGGTTAATTATTTTTTATTATTGATGATAAAAAATTTGAATGTTAATCCTGCTTCTTTTTTATCAGTACTAGACCAAATTCCTGATATTTTTACAAGAAAAGTTACATTTTTATAGGTTGTATATTTATTAATTTTTGGATTTTGTAATTTAATATTCATATTTTTTAATTGTTCTTTAATTCTATAATTAAATCTAAAATTAGAATAATTATCGGCAAATTTATCAAGTATTTTTTGCTCTATAAGTGAAATTTGTTTAATTATAGACATATTATTATTATCTGAAGAAATAGTGCATTTTAATTTATTAAAATATTTTTCAATAAAAATATTTTTTAATTTGAATGTAAAAAAAACTCCATTAAAAGAGCATAACTCGTCGCTATATATTAGTTTATAAAAATAACTGTTATTCATTATATTATTTTTTATTTTGTCATAACATATAATATTATTTGTATTTAATGTAGTTATATCTGATGATAAAAACAGTGTCATAATTCTATATGTATATTATATGTTATTCTTAAGTTTTAATTGTTATTTTTAAGTTTTAATTGTTGCTATCATTTTCTATTTGCTCTATTATGGTAAGTAAAAGTAAACTTTCTATCGATATATCATTATTAATAACATTATCTATATTTTCTAACTTTTCAATAGCCATATTTAATTGAGTTTCAAATCTCAATCTTTTTATTTTAATATAATTTTTCCACAATAAACAGACATTTTTATATTTATTTCTTTTTTGATCTAAAATTAAATTTAATTCGTTTAATTTTTGGTCCATTTGTTTATTTAAATATTTAAGTATTTAAGTATTTAATAACTGTAAAAAATAGTATATTATATGAAGCACTTTTCCGCAAGATTTGAAGACTATATAATAGAATGTAAAAAAAAGAATATACATAAAGAATTAGAGCAGGTTACAGAATATTTTTCAGATAATTTGAAGGAACAGCCTAATTTAATAATGTATGGTCCTTCAGGAGTTGGTAAATACACACAGGCGTTGAATTTTATAAAAAGGTTTAGTCCTAGTAACTTACGTTTTGAAAGAAAATTAAATTTTACACATAATAAAAAACATTATAAATTTAAGGTAAGTGATATACATTTTGAAATAGATATGCAATTATTAGGATGTAATGCAAAAGTTTTATTTAATGAGGTATATTATCATATATTGGATATATTATCTACTAGATCAAACGGTGGGGGAATTATTTTATGTAAAAATTTTAATTATATTCATCATGAACTGTTAGAAATTTTTTATAGTTATATGGAAAGTTTACAACATAAAAATTTAAATATTGTATTTTTAATATTAACGGAACATGTATCATTTATACCAAATAATATTTTAGATAAAAGTTTAGTTATTCCTGTAAAAAAATGTTCAAAAAGTATTTATGGAAGATTTATAAGTAATCATCCTATAGAAGATATAAATAAAATAACAAATGTAAAAAATATTCAATCTGGGATAACAAATCTAGATAATAAAAATATATATTTATCTTTAAAAATTGTAGAAGATATTATTAATTATGAAACAATAGATTATCTGGTTTTACGAGAAAAATTATATAATATTTTTACTTATAATCTGGATCTATATGAATGTATATATATAATTGTTAATACGTTGGTTGAAAAGGGTTATATAACTGAAGATAAAACAGAAAAAATATTTATTAAGATGCATAAATTTCTGAAACTATATAATAATAATTATAGACCCATTTATCACTTAGAGAGTTTTGTATCTTATTTATGTATAGTAATACATGAATTGCACTAGAGCATGTAAGATATTAAATATCTCTGAAAAACATACTCAAGATTGCGTAAAAAAGGCATATTATAAAATGGCGTTAAAATATCATCCAGATAAGTATAAAGATGAAGAAAACTCCGGAGAGAAATTTAAGGAAATAAAAATGGCTTATGAGTTTTTATCATCAGGGAATTCAAATTATAATCAAAATAATGAAAATATTAGTTATACGGATATTTTTAAGAGTTTTATACAACATTTCTCTCCAGAGAGTGATTGGGATGAACTATTTTTAAACACAACTCTTGATGGTATCATTAATAATTATGATAAAATATCAGTCAGCATATTTGAACGATTAAGTAAGGAAAAAGCCAATCAAGTTTATAATATAGTTTATAAATTTCAGTCTATTCTGGGAGTAAGTGATGAATTACTTTTAAAATATAAAAATATTTTGAAAATTAAAATGAAGGATGATAACATAGTAATACTTAACCCTACGCTAGAAGATTTACTTCATGATAATATTTATAAGTTAGAAATAGATGGTAAGGAATTTTATATACCTCTTTGGCAAATTCATCATGAATTGTATTTTTCTCTCCATGAACAAGATCTGATAGTGAAGTGTGAAGCGGAATTACCAGATGATGTTTGGATAGATGATAACAATAATATGTTTGTATGTTTGGAGTTAGAGATGAAAGAACTCTGGAAAAATAAACTTTATGAATTGGATTGTGGAGAGAAAAAGATAATTATAAAAAGTGATGAGTTAAAAATAACAAATGAAAAACAAATTATTTGTAAAAAAAATATTGGGATTTTACAAATAGACAAAAAAAATATGTTTTCTCAGGACAAAAGAGGAGATATTTATTTTGAAATCCAGATAGTTTAATTATAATATATATGATAATAAAATTAATGTAAAGAATATAAAACCTATTTATTAAAATAATTTATATGTTAAATAATTCATTTAAATTATTTGCTCGTAGATTTTCATCTAATAAAAATTCTATTATTCAGGATCGTTATAAATATTTATCTCCTTCTTTAAAAACGTTTGAAGCATATGATGAACCCATGATTTTAAAAAAAGGTGATAAACAATATTTATGGGATATTGATGATAATAAATATGTTGATTTATTAGGACAAAATTTATGTATGAGTGTAGGATATAATAGAACAAAAATTAAAGATGCTGTTGTAAATCAATTAGAACAATTAGGGCATTGTACTACCATGTATTATCATGAACAACCTGTTAAATTAGCAAAAAATATTGTTAATAAATTACCAAAAAGGGATGATGGTGAAGATTGGGTTGTTCATTTTGTAAATAGTGGTAGTGAGGCAGTAGATTTAGCCATACAAATGGCTAGAACTTATACTAATAGACAAGAAACGATTGCATTATATAAAGCATATCATGGTTTGCAAGGTTATGCAGCCGGTGTTACTGCTATAGGTAAAGCAACACAAAGTTGTTATGCAGGTATGTTTAATGGTGTTCATCATGTAACTCCTAATGAATTAAATGAACTTGAACATAAAATTCAATTCGGAACTGGTGGTAAAATAGCATGTATGTTAATGGAACCATTACAGGGTTATGGTGGTATTATACCATTAAATAAAGGGTACATGAAAGACGCTTTTAACATGGTTAAAGAGGCGGGGGGTGTTACTATTTCAGATGAAGTTCAAACAGGTTATGGAAGAACGGGTGAAAGTTTTTGGGGGTTTCAAAATGAACATAATGATGTAGTTCCTGATATGATAACTATGGCAAAAGGTATGGGTAATGGTGTTGCAATTATAGGTGCTGTTGCGTGTAAAAGAAGTATTGCAGATGCTTTTACTGATAAAATGTTTTTTAATACGTATGGCGCTAATCCTACGGCTTGTGCTGCAGCGAATGCTGTATTAGAAATTATGGATGAAGAAAATATAATGGATAATTGTTATACTCAGGGTAAATTATTAAATAAAAATATGTCTGAATTATGTTTGAAATATCCAGAAATATTCAAAGAGATTAGAGGGCAAGGTTTATTTCAAGGATTAGAAATTAATGGTATTGATCAAGAAGATAGTCAAAAAAAAGCATATAAAATTCATAAAGATTTATTAAATTATGGACTTATTGTTGGACGCGGTTCTGCTGCGGGAAATGTTTTTAGATTACAACCTCCTATGTGTATAGAAGAAAAAGATATTATACATATTACTAACGCCTTAGAGAAAGGTGCTATAAATTATTTAAATTTATAAAAACAAAGTATTTGAATTTTTGAAATAGAAATAGAAATTTGAAATAGAAATAGAAATTTGAAATAGAAATTTGAAATTGAAATAAAAAAAATTTTATAAAGTTATTTTTTTAATTTTATAAAATTAAGTATATTTTATATATGTGTTAGAATTATGCATCTTCAGTTGCCTTTTTCTTTTTACGTCGGACAACCTTTTTCTTTTTCTTAGGTGGTGAAGGGGGTGCAGCAGCCTCTTCTTCCTCTTCATCATCATCCTCATCATCATCCTCATCATCATCCTGAGCAGCATTTACCTCTTCCTCAACCTCTTGACGAATTTGTTCCTGATCCTTTTCCTTTTCCTCTTTGGCAACAGAATTAAGAAACTCCTCATCGTCACTATCATCTTCAATAGCACAAACACCACTTCCTACAAGGCGAGTAGGCGGACGAGTATTCATCTGGAGCATCTGCCATGTGCAACCAAATTTACCACCTACAAACCAGAGACCATTGCATCGAATAAGTCCCTTAATATGAGAACCCTTAGGAATGAAATCTTGTGGAGTTGCAGAATTATCCTGATTAGGAGCCTGATTTCCATTACCCTCTTTACCATAAGCAGGAGGAAGATAGAGTGGCTTCTTTTTAGTATCATATACCTCAACATTAAATCGACCCTCCCAAAAAGGAACCTTCAACTTAAGTGTCGGATTGCGATTAAGGTCAGGCTCACCACTCTCTTTATCCTTAGGATGTTTAAGAATTGGATACATAAGAGCATCAACGACATCATAAGTCATTTTTTTTCCAAACCATTTTTTAGAATTTTTTACAGCATCGTTCTTAATTTTTTCCTCAAAAGCCTTCATCTCATCAAGAAATGAGGCCTGAGTATCACTCTTATGAGGATCAAACTGAAGAGATGCATCATACTTACATCGTCCAGTATTCTCATCCTCCCATTTGTTAACACCCCATGTAAGCATATAAGGAATCTGAATATTCAAAGGTTGTCCCTTAAATTTAATTCTCACAGATTTGCCACCACGGCTATCAACAACAGGCTCGTCATAAGTGTGAAGGGAACCGTCAAAGTCTTTTGCTTTCGTAATCATACTAGTCATCTCAATATAGTTTAATATTCTTAGGATCTTTTTAAATCAATTTTCATATGTTTTAAAAAGTTATCGAATAATCTATGATAGATATATTAAAGAAAAACAATTAAAGTCTTACCTATATACATAAGTAAATATGCTCCAGAATATTATATCTAATAAAAATAAGAAAATTAAATATTATAAAAAGAAAAATAAACGAAAAATTAGTTTTAAAAGTTATATAAAAACTTTATACAGAGATGTAAATGAAGTTATGCATAAAAAAAGAAAAAAAGTATCTCAAGATGATTTTCAAATACTTCAATTTTCTCAATACAATAATATAACACAAAAGAATTATAATGTTCAACAATTAAAAAAGATTTGTAAACATTATAATCAAAAATCAAGTGGAAATAAAAAAGAATTAAATAATACCTGCTATAATATTTTAAGATTATCTTTTTTTGTTCAAAAAATTCAAACAATATTTAGAGGGCATATGGTTAGATATTTAAATAAACTAAAAGGACCTGCATTTATAAATAGAAAATGTACAAATGAAACAGATTTTTTTACGTTAGAAGATATTAAAGATATTCCTGATTCACAATTTTTTAGTTATAAAGATAAAGATAATTTTATTTATGGATTTGATATATGTTCATTATATAATTTAATTGTTATTGAAAAAATGGAGAAGATAAATCCTTATAATAGAAAAGAATTACCAAAAAATATTATTGAAAATATGAAATCTATTAATCAAATATCAAAGATTTTAGGATATAAATTAAATATAACAATTGACAATACAATTGATGATCTGTCTCAGGAAAAAAAAATAGAGTTAAAAGCGTTAGAAATATTTCAAAAAATAGATGAATTGGGTTTTATTACAAATCCTCAATGGTTTTTAAATCTTAGTAGAGGTAGATTAAGAACATTTCTACATGAATTAATGGATATATGGAATTATAGAGCACAATTATCTCAAGAAACTAAAAGAAAAGTTGAACCCCAAAGAGGAAATCCTTTTTACAATTTCCATATTCAACTTATTTTATCAAAAGAAAGAGAACAAATTCAAAAAAAATTATTAGAAATTATAGAAATATTTATTTCTCGCGGAGAAACTAGAGAAGATAGATCTTTAGGTGTTTATTATGTACTAGGAGCACTTACAATGGTTAGTATTAATGCAGCGAATTCATTACCATGGTTGTATGAATCTTTTGCAATATTTCAACAAAATTAAATATATTTTTACAGCATATGTGCTGTCAAATTTTTAAATATAATATATATTTTAATAAAGGACTTAAAAAGGATTGACATAACTATTGTATAAGATGGTAAAAAAAGCATCGAAGACGAAAACTAAGGTTAAGACTACTAAGGCTAAAGCCCCTGCTGCTCCTGCTGCTCCTGCTGCTCCTGCTGCTCCTGTTCAAGAAGCAGCCCCAGTTGCTCCTACAGAGCCTACTCTTCAGGATCAGTTCACTGGACTTTTGGCACAGTTGAGTGCTCTCCGTTCTCAACTTACTAGTGTTACTAGTCAGGTTCGCACTCTTTCTAAGAAAACTGAGCGTGAACTTAAGGCAGCCCACAAGGCTGGTAAGAAAAAACGCAAATCTGGAAACCGTGCTCCTAGTGGATTTGTTAAGCCAACTAAAATCAGTTCTGAACTCGCTAATTTCCTAGGAAAAGCCAAAGGCACCGAGATGGCCCGCACTTCTGTAACTCGCGAGATTAATTCTTACATCCGTGAACATAAACTTCAGGATCCTAAAAATGGCCGCCGCATCCTTGCCGACGCCAAACTCCGCAAACTTCTTAAACTTAAGAAAGACGACGAACTTACCTACTTTAACCTTCAGCGATACATGAGCCCTCATTTCGCTAAAGCCGGTAAGACTGTTAAAACTGCATAAATACCTTTTACAAAAAAGAACTTTTAAGAAAAGTTCACAAAATACAAAAAAGAACTTTTAAGAAAAGTTCACAAAATACAAAAAAGAACTTTTAAGAAAAGTTCACAAAATAGAAAATTTAAAAGTTAATTTAATAAAAATCTAGTATATTTAAAATTTTTATTAAACCATGAATATTTCAAATACTTAATTCAATTGTATATAAAATTGAATTAAATATTACTAACAATACTATATTATATATTTAACTATGGAGGTTTCAATAAAGAATACAACAACAACAACAATCCCAACTCTAACAAATATAGTAAAAGGCTATAATTGTACATTTTGTATAAATATTTCAAATGAAGTATGGTCAGATATAAATAATAGAATATCATGTTGCCGTGGTTGTTGGAATAATCATCCAGCAGTTGCTCGAGCCACAGAGGGTAAATCTTTCAATCCCAGTAAAGTAATATCCTTTTAAACAACAAGAGTTGTCTTAATTCCCTTATGATCAGTTTCATCCTTTGTTCCAAATAACTCATATTTCTTTATATTAATATCACCTCTTATAAAAAAATAATCAATACATTTTGTTAAATTATCAATAGGAAATGTTAATAAATTTTTTTTATGTATTACTTCACAACAATTTTTATATCCCGAATTTTTTAAATACTTTATAACACTAGATTGTGGTAATGAATTAAAATCTCCACACAAAATTACATTAGGTTTATCTTTTAAAAATTCTACTATTTTTTTTATTTCTTTTTTTCGTTTATTTTTTTGATATTCTCTTTTACCAGGAGTTAAATGTATATTTACTAATATTATATTTTTTTTATTATATACAAAATCTAAATACTGTATTGTTCTTCCTATATATTTACATTTTAGTTTACATGGAATTTTAGGATTTACTATACTTAACATTCCAATAAATGCCCATTGTCCTGCAAAAATAATAGGACAACATAAAACCAATACAATTATTGCAAATGGATGATTAAAATATAATCTTTTAATATCTTCTCCAAAATGACTATTAACCCATGTACATAAATACAATAATTTATCCATAAATTTCTCAAAACAATAAATGATGAAATCTTTATATCTAGGGAAATATTCCTTCAAAACTTTATAAATATATTCTTTCTCTAAAAACAGTTCTTGACTAGCAAAATATTTTAAATCTGTACCCTTTAAACAATTATATATTGTTGTAAATGTATCAGAAAAAGGTAATGTAGCCTCTTGTAAACAAATAATATCTGCCGTTTTTTGTTCTTTTTGTAATCTATTATTTATATTTATTAATCTATTTGACCAATTATCATGAATAAAATTTACATTCCATGAAATAACATTTAAATCCATTAATATGTCATTTTATTTAAAAAATTTAATAATAACATAATTTTATGTTATTTAATAAAACTTACTCTAATACTAAAAATCTTTCTTCTTCCAGTAAATTTAATATCGCCTCCTTATCATATCTTGTATTTTTTATTATAAAATATTTATAATTGCCTAATTCATTATTATTAATAGTAAATAAATCCATAGTTTTTTGAATATATTTTTCTTCCAATTCTTGTAAATGATTATGAGTTTTAAGCCACCCAAACCATGTTATTGTTCTTTTTTTTCTATTAAATTTCTGAAATAATGTATAATAGTAAAATATATTTTTACTATTTTTTAAATAATCATTTCCCGATAATGTACACAAAAGTTTAAAATTATGTGAATCAATATTTAGTTTATTCAAAATCTTTTTATAATTAAATATAATACATGTATGACTTATAAGGCTAAGATATCGTATTACATTTAATGATCCATATGCAAACAAATCCATATCTTCACTTAAAACTGCATATACTTTCTTTTTTACGACTAATGAAGCACACAACCTATCTGCTTCCCCTATTGCTTGTATATATTTAATACCGTAATTATCTAATAAATTCTTAACCTTCTCTATATCATCCCATTTAATTTTTGTTAATGTTCGTTTTAATTTATATAATTGTATTTTTTCTTTCTCTGTTAATTCTTTCTTTTCTTTTAGTTTATCATATAAAACCCATTTATTATAACGTTCTTTTCTTCTATGTATAATTTCTTCCTTTTTTTCATCTCCCGGTTTCCCATCAAATACAAATATAATATCAATATTATAATGGCGAAATATCGAACACATTAAATACAAATTTTCTAGAAGTGCTTCATTACATTTAAATCTATACAAATAAATACTTGCATCTATACACAGTTTCTTACCATATAATTCTGATAAATGAACCGTTTTTGTTACATCACTACATTCTTGTTTTAACAATTTTGACAATAGTTTGATTCCCATTTGTTGATATATTATATCTATCAATAAACTAGATATAATATTTTCAATTTTATAATGATATATAAATCCCAATTTTTAAATATTATAATCACAAATTGTCATTTTCATTGTTTCTAGTATCTCTTTATCCTTTTTCTTATCAAATTCTTCTAATTTTATTTCCATTAATTTTACTATTTTATTAAGATATTTTGATTTATAGCATTTTTTTATAAATTTAAAAAGTTTATTAAATAAAATTTCACTACTATCAAAACTAAGAGTATTTGTATTATTTAAATTACACCAAATCATAAATTCATCACTAAATTGTAATAATATCATTTTAAGAATATAATAACAAAAAAAGTTCGTTTTTTCTTTATAAAGAATATTCCTATAACTTTGACTTATTTTATCTTGCTTCCACAATGATTCATATTTTAAATTCATAAAATCTAAAGTTTTAACTACCTGATATAATGAAAATATTTTTTCTATATAAATAGAAAATTCTAAATATAAAATAAAATCATCGAAATTATCTTTTTCTTTTAAAAAGGAGTACGAACAAAAACAACTATTAATAATACATGCCCAAAATTCACAATAAGTTTCACTAATTAAAAACTCACTCTTAATATCAAATAAAGTCGATATATTATTTTTTAGTTTATTATAATTCATTAATGAAAAATCCAAACACAATGAATGAAATAATTCATGAATTAAAGTTTTTTTCCATTCTTCATTTCTATATATAAGTAATTCGCCTGAACTTGCACATGCAAATGTTACTGCACTATTACAATTATCAGGACCCAATATATCTATACTATTTTGAGGTAATTTTTTTTTCATTGGAGTTAAAAATAAAAAAATATCTAATGTTTTTACTGTTTCTTTTTTACGATACAAATTACAAAGACGAACTATTTTTAACGCATGTAATAACGTTTTTTCTAATTTTTTTAAATTGTTAAACTCATTTTTGTTAAATATAGCATAATTAATTTTTACCTTTAGATTTGATATATTTGTAACTAAAGTAAAAATTCCTTGTATATTATCATTTATATAATCATAGCAATTTTTATCAACATAATTACTTTTAAGTAATTCTTTTTTAGAAATTTGACTCAAATTTGATACTTCTTTTATTTCAAATGTTATTTTATTTTTTTTATATAAAAATTTTACATATTTATCAGTAATTAAAATATCATTGTGAATCCTTTTAAAAATTTTATCACATTTTGTTTGTGTTTTTATAGTGCGTTTTTTTGAGTATGTATCTATATCATTTAAAAAATATTCCATAAGTTTTTCACTATTTTTTGTAAAAACCATAATATATATTTATATACATATTTATTTAAACGTATATCTGATATTTTAATTCTTCTTTTTATTATTTAATTCTTCTTTTTATTATTTATTTTTTATTTTTTTTAAGTCGATGTCTTATTCGCATTGTATCATAAAATACAACATTTGGTGGTCTATCTGCTTTACTTTTACGTGATGAAACATAATGAACTAATTTTGCATCTTTTGTTGCCAAAAGTACCTGACG